TCGTGCCTGTATATTATCCTATAACAGGTTTAAATCCAGAACCAATTTGTTTTACTCGTCATACTTTAACAAGCTGCCAGTCTGCTGTTTGGCTTGTATCTATTTCTCCCCACAATAACACATTACCAACAGCCCCAGTTGCAGAAACTCCCGTGATTGATGTTACGGCTTTTGCACTGGGGGTAACGGTACCCATTGTTCCTGTAGCTGAAAAACCAGTAACACCAAATGTATTGGACGTTATTGTTGAAACAGTACCTAATCCAGACGTAGCACTAATCCCAGAAGTTGCTACAGTCCTTCCTAACGCTATGGTTACACTACCAACAGACGCAGTTGCCGAAGAACCATCAACAGATACTGTTACTAAAGGAGCGCCCCAAGGTATTTGCCCCCAAGAACCAGCACCCCAACCGGATATTGTAGTAGACGAGGGCACTTAAACCTCAATCACGCAATACGAATAATAGCGTTGCTAGCGTCAGCCGTAGGAAATTGAATGGTAAAGTCGCCTGCGGTAGAAGTTTTATCCCCGCCAAAATCAAGAACGGCTACTGCCGGATTCCCCCCACCAGATTTATATATTAAAGCGCCCCGCGCTGTAATAGTAGCCGAAGACCATGTGGTATCCGAAAAATCAAGGAGAGCAGTAGTTCCTGAAGTTGTAGGCGCAACAACTGTAAGCGTGTTACCTCCTGCAGTATACCCCGTGCCACTTACCTCGTTAGTAGTAGCATACGCTGTGGTCGCGGCGCTTAGTGTAGCTGATGAAGTAAACAATGCAATTTTAAACGCTTGTGAGGTATCTGAACTAAAGTCCATTTCGCCGTCAAGGAGCGCCTTCTTGAACGACGTACACATAGCTTGTGTGATTGCCATAATCTATCTCCTATGATACGGCTTGCCTAAACTGGCCGGAACGATAAGTATCTTCTCGTAACTTACCATCACCCAATACTTTCAACAAGTTTATTGATTGTAAGTACAGTTTCTCATACATTTGGACAACATCTGCCTCACCTTTCAGGAAACGGATGGCTTCAAGTAAGGCACCATTCAGAAGCGCAGAATCAAAATTATCACCCAACCATGTGTTTGTGGCTGTTACGATAGATTCAGGGTAGAATCCATAATGCAACTCAACTGCATAGTTACTATCTGGCGTAGGTCCAAGTAGAATAGTACCATCGGTAAACAAAGCATAGTGAACCGGTAAGCCCCCCGGAGAAGTAGCTGGGTATGCTTCTCTTATGAAATTAACATCTTTGTTAAGCAGAAAGTTAAAGTCACCACTACTATCTGTTACGGACAAAGAGTACGCATAGAGGAAATCACTAGGCGTACTAAGAAAAGTATTACCGCTAGTAACCGCGGCAGTTACATTTTTACGCAAAGCGGGGATCTGTACAGAATTAAAGATCTTCTGTTCTGCTTGCTTAGTGAACATAGCAAGTAGATCATCTGTAAAAGTAGTTTCACAGATGTCCTGTATGTTAGTCTTTAATTCCGTGTAGTTCATGTTTAGGCCATGGGTCCACGAGCTTTAGTGCCTTTAATGGCAGCACCATTACCACGAGTCTGTATTCCAGAAGTTTTTACACCTTCCATGTCAGGTTTTGGCCCATAAACCTTAGGGGTACCTTTACTAGCGGGAGTTTTTGTTTCTTTTTTCATGATATAGCACCTATCCAGTGTTAACAGTAACAGAACCTAAACTAACCGTGCCTACTAAATCATTAGATGTTAAGCCAAAAGGATCAACTAAACCTACAGGATCCCATCCAAACTGTATACCTCTACTCTTTGTTAGCTCGGCAGTATCGGGTCTAGGGTCTCGTAAAGCTTGTGGATCATCCACAGGATACTTACCCAAAAAATTTTGTGGGTGGTCAGGGTCTACTATATCGCGCCCCACACGCAGCCCGGTCCTTTTGCCATCCCGTATTTCGTACACCAAGTCTTTTAACTTGTATGTAAAACCACTACGGTCGCATATACCTAAGGCTTTTTTGGAAGATGCAAATCTATCTGACACTGGATTATAACACCTTTACCGTGGGCTAGGTATGACAGGTACAAATCTAGACGAGGTTTTTTCTCTGTCTTCACCTGCAGCTAGATTAAACTGTTCATCATACTCTGCTTTTAACATTGCAGCGCGGCCAGATAACTCAGGGTCTTTCATAGCAATTTGGTAAGCAAGACCGGCGACTAGGCATGGATAAAACCTAAAAGTAATATCTGACGTCTCTACACCCCTACCGGCATCTTGTATACGCCTCATACGCCAGTATACAAAAGTAAAGTCATTACTGTCTGGGATAGGCCACACGTTTATTTTGGGAGCGTCACGTAAGCGCTCTACAAACACCTGAATAGGTCTGCCAGAAAGTAATTTGTTTGGGATAGAAGCGTACGTACTAACACTAATACGATTTATGCTTAAATCTGATTGGGTAGAGGTGTTACCAGCATTTGTACGTATGACATGCTCAAGCAGGTCAATGGTATCTGCGGGTAGTGTGTATTGACTGGTACCGTTCACAAGACTAACAGTGCCTTCTTCAATAGTCCACATATTGATCCCACGGTTCTGCCACTCAATAGTCAGCAGATTCATAGACCGCCTAGCTGTGCGTAGGTCGTACCCAGATCGTAATTCTCGACCGGCACGTTCCCACGCTTCTTCAGCGATCTCCGTGAAATTCATATCAAACGCGGTAGTTCCTGAAGTTGTCATTTATTTTTCCAACTTCCACGGGCTTTTTTCTGAGCTTTGTTAGATAGCTCCCCGTAATGAAATAACCTTTGACTAGTTTTACCGTGTTTAGCGCCAGAATGCAGTTTACCGTTTGGCATTTTGTGCATGCCACCCTTGTGCTCCCTGCCGTCAGCAAAATAATGTTTTACACCTTTTGCCATTATCCTGTCCTAAACCTAGCGGTTTTCTCCGCTATTTGCTTGGGTTGCTTTACGTGTTGTTTTCCGGCAGCAGTCCCCCGGCGCTTTGCTTTCGTGGTCTCTGCATACTCCTGAGGGGACAACGATTTTATGGCCTTCTCCGGTAAGTATCGTTCGCCCGTTTTCCCCGATGGTTTCCCCGACTTTGTGCGCCATTTCTGTTTCGTCCAATCCTTCAAACTTTGTTGAGATTTAGCTACGCTTCCTCCCGTACGATAATACCTACGCATAACTACTTATATCCACCACCAGCTTTTTTATAGCGGTTAGCTAGCAGTTGAGCTTTTCTAGCGCTCCACTGACCCGGCTTACCACCTTTACTACCAGCTTTGATGCTGTTAAAAAGCCGCTTACGCATACCGGGTTTTGTATAGTTACCGGCCTCGTTTACACGGCTTTTTGACTTCTTTTTTACACCACCGCCTTTTTTGTAGTATACCCTCATTAGGCACCCTTCATCTTTACCATCTTAGCGCGGCGAACACCCTGTTTAGCCATACCACAACCACGAACTTTACCTCCGTGTTTGTAGCCTTTCTTAACCTTACCACCACCCATCATTCTTTTAGGTTTACGTGCAGGACGCCCCTGATATCTTTTTTGACGAGTTTTTTCTTTTTCGCCCCGATACCCTTCTTGCATATCAAAAAGCATTTCTCGCCTGCCTTGCGGCGACAATCTATCAAAACCACCCGCCTCATCCATCCGTCGCGCAAAGGCACGTATGGAATCTTCGCCGGGACGCATCTCACGACTACTACCTATATCTAATTCTTTTTCGTTAAACCTGACCTCGCGCCCCTTCTGGTACTTCATAACTTTACCACCACCCATATGATTCTTCTTCGATTTCTTTTTCATAAACTTTGCTCCGACGTTTTGAGGTACACCAACTTTGTTAGCAAATTTAGGGTTGTTAGCTACTGCAGCCATAAATCGTTCTTGTTCCTTAGATTTAGGAGGCATTAGCAATTCCACTTACGTAGGCTCTTGTTAATCCGGCTATTAGGGTCATTAGCCGTTTTAGAACCTGTTAGTTTCTTCTTCATACCCGACATACGCGCACAGAAAGACTTTCTACGATTAGCGGCTTTAGACCCTTTCTTTAGCTTGCTAGGTTTAGTGGTAACCGCTGTCTTCAGTTTGCTGCCGGGATTTGCGCGGCGATAACTAGCAACACCTTTTTTGTTAAGACCCCCGGCAGGGTTCTTACCTTCTTTGCGTTGCCAAGCGGGGGATTTTACTCCCCCACCTTTTTTATAATACCGCCGCACAATTACTACCCGTACGTTTTACGCATATACAATATGATAGTGTATGTATCTGCGGATGTGTGCCCTACAGTCGTAAAATTAACGTCACCTGTTTTACCACTGCCTGCATTGTTCGGTAGCCCGCCAAAAAGCGTATAATCGTGGTTACCGCTTTGGTTTTCACCAAGCTCAATGCAAAAAGCGTCAGAAGATGCATCCCAAAGGATCTTCACCTTCATACCAATGCACTGC